GGAGTATCCTCACCATAGGTCGAGCATCTGTAACAATTGATGGTACTACTAATAAAGTTACCATCGGTGATGAAGATGTTGTTATCTCAAATTCCAGTGTTACTATCGGTGATAATGTAACTATCGATGCAGGTGCATCTGGTATCAACTCTTGCCCTCAAGTTTTATATGTAGCAAAAGATGGTGATGATTCTAAGAATGGAACATCAATTGACAATGCTAAATTAACAATTGCTGCTGCTGTTGGTATAGCAAAATCAGGATATACTGTTAAAGTGATGTCAGGTAATTATCAAGAAGCAAATCCTATTGAAGTTCCTGCTAATGTATCGATTGTAGGTGATGATCAAAGATCAGTTAATGTAAGTGGAAGTTCGGCACATAAAGATATCTTCTCAGTAAGGAAAGGAGTTAAGTTAGCAAATATGACCTTTACTGGTCATACAGGATCTGCGGCTGCCGTTGGATTCCCCACAGCAGAAATTGCAGAAAATGTAGGAGGTGGTAAATGGAAAGGTCCATATATTCAGAACTGTACAAGTAATACAACCACAGGTGTAGGAATAAGAATTGATGGTAATCAGGCACGACTACTCAAAGCGATGAACGTGGATGCTTTTACTCAATATAATCAAGGGGGAGTGGGAGTCGCAGTAACTAATCAAGGTTATGCTCAGTTAGTATCCGTATTTACTATTTGTTGTGATGAAGCAATTAGTTGTCATAAAGGAGGTCAAGCTGATATAGCAAACAGTAACTGTAGTTTTGGTACAAAAGGATTGGTTGCTAATGGAGTAAGTGATTTACAGTTCACTGGAATTGTTACTTCTGCTGGTGCTGCAGGTCAAGATAATGTTACTGTTTCTATAGGAGCTACAACTTATGCAATTAGTGGAGTTGCATATACTCATACCTCTGGTGAAGCAACTGTAACAACTGGTGCTGCTCATGGTTTCCAAGTAGGAATGGGAGTAAGTTTAACAGATATTGGATTTACTTGTGTTTATGGAAGTAAGACATATCCTTATAGAAGACCTTATAATTTTAGAGTACAGTCAATTCCATCTTCAACTAGTTTTACGGTTAATTTGGGTATTTCAACTGTTGCCCATACTTATGCAGGAGCTGGTGCAACTGCAGGAACCGTAAGAGTGGATATAGATAGACCTTATCCTGGACAAGTAGTTTACTTTGATAAATTATATGAATCTGTAGAGAAAATTACTGTTACAAATGGGGGAAGTGGATATACATCGACTCCAACTATTACCTTGGATGATCCTTCTGGTCCTAATGGAGAAACATCTACTGCATTTGCTACAATTGAAGAGGAGAAAATTGCATCTATTACTATTATTAGTAGTGGAAGTCAATATACTGAAACTCCTGATGTAACTATTAGTGGAGGTGGTGGTTCTGGTGGAGCTGCTACTGCTGTAATGTCTCCAACTTATTACACAATAAATAGTTCAACACCCGTAGTAGCTGGAATTACTACATTAACTCTTGATGAGAATTTAATTAATACCGTTGGTGCTGCAAGTACTACTTACTTCTATCAGCAAAGTAAAATCATCGCTAGTTCACATACTTTTGAGTATATTGGTTCGGGTAACACTATTGCTACTGCCACGCCCAAACGTGGTGGAGTAACAATTCAAGCAAATGAAGTTGTTTCTGAAGAAGGTGGTAATGTTGTTTATACCAGCACAGACCAATCAGGTAATTTTAGAATAGGTGATGACTTCCAAATTAACCAAACTACTGGTACAATTAGTGGAAGATCCTTTAGTAAAAGTCTATTCTCTGAAATGACACCATTTATCCTAGCACTAAGTTAAGATGGCCCAATTAGCACTTAATAAATTTCAAACTGAGACTCTGGTATTAACTACCTCGAATCAAACAATGTATACTGCTCCTACAGGGTATACTGCTATTGTTCTTTATGCACATATCGCTAATTACGGAGCTGCTGATACTACTGTAACCATGTCTCATGTAAGAAGTAGTACTACAACGGAAATAATAAAAGGTGCTAATGTACCTGTTAATGATGCTTTTGTTCCTATGGATGGAAAACTAGTATTAGAAACCAATGATTCGATACAAATTTCTGCTGGTGCAAACTCAACTTTGAAATGTATTTTAAGTATTCTAGAAACTGCAACGTAAACCCATGCCATACATAGTCGGAACTCCAACACCCACTCGATTGAACATGGATAATGGTCTAGTTCAATCTGGAATTAAAACAACAGAAGCAACTGGTGCTAATAATCTGATTTCTTTAACAGCGGCTGATTATCAATCAGTTGACTATCAGATACAAATAGTTAGAGGAAGTCATTATAATTCCGCATTAATAAAAGTAATTCATGATGGAACAAATACATATATGACTGAGTATGGTAATGTAAATCAACCAAATGTAGGGGTTGCTACGTTCTCTAGTGATATTAATAGTGGAGATCTTAGGTTGCTTGCTTATCCCGATGCAGCTACTGCAACAACCTTCAAATTCATCTACAGTGCAATAAAATCATAAATATAAAGGTAGAGTCTGTTATTTAATGAAAAAGTGTCCTCCAGGTGAGTACTATTGTAATGATAGTAAAAAATGTAAGAAGATTCCTAGTGGTTATCATATAGGTGCTAGAGGTTATCTTGCCAAAGATAATGAAAATGGAAAGAAGAATGGTAACGGTAACGGAACCAATGGATACTCCAATGGTAATGGAAATGGTAACGGATCTAACGGTGGTGGTAATGGTGGAGGAATGAGTGAATCCACAATGCTACCAAGAAGAACGGGAAATATAATAGATGTATATGTTGGTTGGAGAGGAAAAGGTTACATGATAAAAATGTTTTTCCCTCAAATCAAACGCCCTTCACGCAGAGAAGTACTGGATCAAGTGAGAAAAGTGTATCCTGGTGCTCAACTCTGGTCTTACCAAGTTTCCAATTATGAACCAGGAGAACCACTCCTCCAGACAGGAGGCAGAAACTAAACAGTTAAAAAAGAAAGTAGAGAATTTAGAAAAAATATTAGAACTACAACAAAAAACTAGAGATCACGATAGAAAATTTGGCAAATACGAAATGATGTAGGAGGTTATTATGGATGATGTTTACTTAGGTAATCCGCTTTTAAAAAAGGCCAATGTTGCTCAAGAGTTTACTCAAGAACAAATTCTTGAGTTCATGGCTTGTAAACAGGATCCTGTTTATTTTGCAAAACAACATGTAAAGATTGTGAGTTTGGATGAAGGTCTTGTACCTTTTAAACCTTATGATTTTCAAGAAAGATTAATTCAAAATTTCCACCAGAATAGATTTAACATTTGTAAGATGCCTCGTCAGACTGGTAAGTCTACAACGTCGGTATCCTACTTATTACATTATGCTGTTTTTAATGATAATACTAATATTGGTATTCTTGCAAACAAGGCAGCAACTGCCAGAGACTTACTGGGTCGTTTACAAACTGCTTATGAGAATCTTCCTAAGTGGATGCAGCAAGGAATCATATCATGGAACAAGGGTTCACTGGAGTTAGAAAATGGTAGTAAAATCTTGGCAGCTTCCACTAGTGCTAGTGCTGTTCGGGGTATGTCTTTCAACATCCTCTTCTTGGATGAGTTTGCTTTTGTTCCCAATCACATCGCTGAGTCTTTCTTTGCTAGTGTTTATCCTACTATTACTTCTGGTAAAAGCACAAAAGTCATAATGGTTTCAACCCCTCACGGGATGAATCATTTCTATAGATATTGGCATGATGCAGAAAAAGGAAAGAATGAATATGTACCAACTGATGTCCATTGGTCAGAAGTTCCAGGTAGAGACTCTGAATGGAAAAGACAAACGATTGCAAACACATCTGAACAACAGTTTAAGATTGAGTTTGAGTGTGAGTTTCTAGGATCTGTTGATACTTTAATTGCTCCAAGTAAATTAAGAACACTTATCTATGAACAACCAGGTAAATCTAGTGGTGGACTGGATGTTTTTGTTGATCCTATAAGAGGTCATGATTATGTAATTACGGTTGACGTAGCAAGAGGGGTATCAAAAGACTATTCAGCCTTTATAGTGGTAGATATAACTGAGTTTCCTCATGCGGTAGTGGCAAAGTATAGGAACAATGAAATCAAACCAATGCTTTTTCCAAGTATTATTCACGATATAGGAACAAAGTATAATGATGCATTTGTTTTATGTGAAGTAAATGATGTAGGAGATCAGGTAGCATCTATATTAAATTTTGATTTAGAATATAAAAATCTTCTGATGTGTTCTATGAGAGGAAGAGCAGGTCAAATTGTTGGTCAAGGATTCTCTGGTAAGAAAACTCAACTTGGACTTAAGATGTCTAAGACAGTTAAGAAGGTTGGTTCTCTTAACTTAAAAACTTTAATAGAAGAAAATAAACTTCTTTTCACTGATTATGATATATTAAATGAACTTACAACCTTTATTCAGAAAGCAAACTCCTTTGAGGCAGAGGAAGGATGTAATGATGACCTTGCAATGTGTCTCGTAATTTATGCATGGTTAGTTGCACAAGACTACTTTAAGGAATTGACCGATCAGGATGTAAGAAAAAGATTATATGAAGAACAAAAAAATCAAATTGAGCAGGATATGGCTCCTTTTGGATTTATGGATGATGGAAGGGGAGATGAAAGTTTTGTTGATGGTGATGGAGATAGATGGTTCCAAGCAGATGAGTATGGGGATAAATCATATATGTGGGAGTATCTTTCTTAATGGAATTAGACAAGCAAATAAAGTTAGGACATTTATTGCTGTCTAATCGAATATGTAGAACGTGTGGAGAAGAGAAGAATTTAATAGAAAGTTTTTATAGAACTCGTAAAGATAGAGGCCCTGTTGCGTCTTCTTATTCTTATGAGTGTAAGGTATGTACAATTCAAAGAATAGTAAAAAATAGACAAAGAGAGAATCCCTTTACTGAATGGAACTATCCTGATTGGTAATTGTTCACGGCATGTTTCCCCGATGAAAATGTTATAATCAATAAATAATTTCAGGTAAAAATGAGTATTTCGGAGAAGAATATGGCGACTCCTCAATTATCACCTGGAGTAGTAGTTAGGGAGGTTGACCTAACTGTAGGGAGGGCAGATAACG